AACCACAAAAAGATTTAAATATGCCAGAACAAAATCCAAAAAGAAAAACTAAGTCTTGGGCATATAGAGTAAAAACCTGGGCAGTAAATCAAGCAAAATGGAAAGCAGCAAAGGAGTGGTGTGCAGATAGAAAATATGAATTTAGAATTCTAACAGAAAAAGAATTGGGGATACCAGTAAAATGATTTCCGAAGAACTAAAAAAACAAGCAGGAAAAAGATTTAGAAGCACTAATTGGTGGACAAACCAACTAATGAACGAACTTAGTACATATCAAAGGAAAAATATAAATGAATTTGATACAAATTTTATAATTCCTGGTGACTTAGTATTCTTTTTGTATTCTGCTAAATATCCACAAAAATATGAATGGTGGGACCAACATCCATTATCATATATCATAGAAGTAAATCCAAGAGAAGGATACTTTGTTGGGGCAAATTTACATTACCTCAATCCACAATATAGAGGAGGAGTTGCTAAATCATTGATAAATAAATTAGGAATATCAAATGCGCCTAAAAAAACCTTACACAAGTATCTTTTTTCTGGTGTTGTGACAGAAATGTTTAAGGTTCCAAAAAATGACTGGGTGGGTGTCTCATTATTGCCAACAGAAAGTTTTGTTGATAAAAGAGGACAAAAAGTACCAAAATACAGAGTGTGGGACTCACCATAAATGGCATCGCAAGTTTTAAAAGAATTCATAATCACATCACTAAAAAGACAACAGGGAGCACCGTGCCCAACCTCAGATTATGATTTGAGATATGATCCAGAAAATGGGAATGTTGATGTAGTAAGAAGAGTAGGAATTAATATTTTCAATCAACCAGATTTAAATGATCCTTGTGAGTATATTTTTAGAAATGGATCATTTACTCAAAATGCAGTGAGCACATTTGGGCAAGCAAATATAGATGCATTATATCAAGAAATTAAAAATGAAGTAAAAAAGAAAAGAGCAGTATTGGGAGGGACTGCTGGAGGAGCAATAAAACCATCATTTTTAGATGTGGCAAGAGCACCTGTGGTTGGACAACCATCACAATTACCACAACCAACACAAACAAACACTGGAGGATTAACTGGTGCTAACGGTGGAGGATTGGGAACAGGGCAACCATTAACATTCCCAAGTAGAAATGAAGATGAATTATTTGGAAGGGCAGCAAAAGGACTTCTCATTTACCCATTTGATTTATTGGAGACTAGACAAGATATACTACAAATAAATCAGTATAGATACAAATCACCATCAGGAGAGGCATTTTTAAGTGGTGAATTGAAGGATATTTTGCTTAATGGATTGCAAAGAAATAGTGCTGTTCTTCAGGGGGAAGATAAAATTGTAATATTGCCTATACCCAATGATGTAAAAGATAATAATTCTGTTTCTTGGGGCCCAGATTCAATGAACAATTTGACAGCAGCATTAATTTCAGATATAAACAAAAATCCAGCAGCTACAGTTGCAAAAATAGCAGCAGGAAAAGCAACAGGAGCATTTACTGGTTTTGATGCAACTCAGTTAATTCAACTATTATCTATGGCAAGTCAAGCAGGTGGAGTCAATGCACTACAAAATCAAGCAGTAGCAGAACAGTTAAAATCTGTTTTAACTTCATATGCAGCAAAACAATTTGGATTTGAAGTACCACCAGAAACAATACTAGCAAGAGGTCTTGGCATAGTTCCAAACTCAAACTTAGAATTACTCTTTAATTCACCTACACTAAGAGATTTTAACTTTGGGTATAAGTTAACTCCAAGAAGTAAACTAGAAGCAAGAAATGTTAGAAGAATTATTAGATTTTTCAAGCAAGGGATGGCAGCAAGAAAATTAAATGCTGGTGCAGGTGCTGGTGCAGGATCTTTATTCCTTGGAACCCCTAACATCTTTAAATTAACATATAAGAGCAATGGTGGTGCAATAAAAGGTCTCAATAGATTTAAACTATGCGCTTTAACTGGTTTTAGTGTGAACTATACTCCAGAAAGTCAGTGGGCTTCTTATGTTGATGAAGAAGCACCAGGACAACCAATTTCGGTAACAATGGGAATGTCATTTACTGAAATTGAACCAATATATGAATCTGATTATCAACCAGATATTGCAAATAATCTAATTCCCGATTTAGATTCAATTGGACCAGACGATATAGGTTACTAATATGCCATACTTCAGAGAACTTCCAAACTTAAAATACGCATCAGTATTTAATGAAAGAACTGGTATAGATGAATATACTCTTGTAAAAAATATATTTAAAAGACCAAAAGTAAGAGAAGATTTTAAAAATATAATTACCGCATTTACATATTATCAAATACAAGATAATGAAAGACCAGACCAAATTGCGGAAAAATATTATAATAATTCTCAGTTAGATTGGATAATACTATTAACAAACAATATTACAAATTATAATGAACAATGGCCATTAGATAATAATTCATTATACAAATATCTTTTGGATAAGTATGGATCAGAAGAAGTATTATATGATGTCCATCATTATGAAACAGTTGAATATAAAGATGAGTTTGGTAGGGTACTAATAGAAGGTGGTTTAATAGTAGATACGTTTAGTTCAATTGAAGTAAATACAAATACAAGTTCCAATAGTTATTTGCTTGAATCCTTCCCTTCTGCAAAATCAAATACTATTGTAAAGGTAAATTTAAATCAAAGACTATCAGTATATGATAGAAGTGGTAGAGAAATTACAACAAATATAACAGATATAAGAACAACAGTTTCATATTTGAAAATAACAACTGCAGACAAAACAGGGGCAAATGATGTAGCAATATTAAATGCTTTGACGAATTGGCCTCAAAGTTGGAGTGGAATCCTAAGAGTCAATTTAAGAAATGGTCAAAAATTTGATATTAATGTAAATGATATCGTATTAGATAATAAAGTTGTTTTATCCGATAGACTTTATGAAATAACTGGAACTTTAGTCGATGGTGAGATAAGACCAACGTTCAACTTTACTAACGAAGTAACTCAATAAATAAAATAAAAATGGCATACCCAATCCCAGGAGTAAAAGTTTTTATAGAATCGGATGCCCAATTATTGGAGTATTTGGATAGTAATGGAAATATTGTCAATGTTGTTAATGAAGCAGTTGCAGTATCAAATTATGATTATGAAATTAAATTAAACGAAGAAAAAAGAAAATTACTTTTACTTAGACCAGAATATGTTTCAGTATTTGTATCAGATACTAGAAATATGATGAAGTATGATAGATCTTCCCAGTTTGAAGATAGAAATACTAAGAGAGCATTTAATCCAAGAAATAATAGATAAATTCCCGCAAAATCCCCATGAGAGAAAATTTTGCGGGAATTTTTTTCGACCCTTTTTTTATTTTAAGGGTCGATTTTTATTAGCAGGGGTAGTATTGAACCTCTTTAAATGTTCTAACATAAGGTTCAATTCTTCCATCTCCAGAAACTACCTCTTCACGAATGACTTCCCTTCTGCAACTGCCATATACTCTTGGAGCATAATAAGAAGGGGCATAATAGTATCCACCTCCTCTAAATGGTCTCCAGAATTGATTCCAAGTTATTGCTTCTGCTGGAGAAGCAATAAAAATTGCAAAAAGAATAATCAGAGATTTCACGACTCAGCAAGTTTCTGGAAGTAAGAAAGAGCATCATCTTCATCTTCGTCATCACTATACTTGGAAGAAGGAACTTCTGCGTTATCAAAGGTAGATGAACGAGAGGATGAAGAAGTAGTTTCACCACGACGTTCACGTTCCCACTCTTCCTCTTCAGCAACAACTTCTGGATCTTGAGATTTAGGAACACCACGAAGTCCAAGAGTATAATCAAGACGCTTCTTCAGGTCATCATAAGACTTGAACTCTTTGGGGTCTGTAAAATCATTCAGATTATTCAGAGACTTGTAGATACGCTCAAGTTCATCATCGTCTCCATCAAGAAGTGCAGAAGGAGATGCAAACTCTGACTTATCATAGTTCCAATAACCATCTTTCTTGACAAGTTTCAGTTTGAAGTGAGCACCAGTCCAGAAGTCAAAAGGATTGATGGGAGTTTCATCTTCAAACTCTGGTTGCATTGCAGCAAGAATCTTGTCATAGATTTTCTTACCAAACTTATAAAGGAAGACTTTACCTTCATTGTCTGGGTTGGCAGGATCACGAACAACATAAATGTTTGAGTAATAAGAAAGCTTACGCTTCTGCTTACGTGCTTCTTCTTTGTCACGGTCTGAACCAGAGTTCCAGAGAACACGATTCTTTTCACAAACAGGACATTGCTGACCAAGAGTAGTGAGGCAGTTATCAATCAACCAACCACCAGGACCTTGGAATGCGTGAGACCAAACTTGTGCCCAAGGAAGTTCGCAACCTTCGGGGGCAGGAAGGAAACGGATAACTGCGGAACCTACACCGCTCTTATCCATAACAGGTTTCCAAAAACGGTCATCATCTTTGGAACCACTATCATTCAGTTTTTCTACTTGTTTAATGAGTTTCTCGGTCAGGGAACCCATTTTAGATTGCTTTTTAAGATCAGCAAAAGACATTCGTATTCTCCGTATTAATCGTATTAGAAGTGTGTGCCGTATCGGTACGTATTAAGTCTAGCACTAAGCAGGTTAGTCGTCAAGGGTTTTCTCAAGATACTCAATTTGAGACTCAAGAAGTTTAAAAAATTCTTCAACTGTCCCATCTTTACCTAATCCAAAAAGACGAGCAGAATCAAGGATTCTTTCCTTTAATTCAACTGCTTCTGGATCTTCAGAAAGTGATAATCTAAAAATAAAAAGTTTTTGCTTTTCTAAAAACTTTTTCATCAAATCAAGATGCTCTTTCTTGCCATCATTATCATAAAAAGAAAGATTTAAAACTTGTTTAAAAAGTTTTTGTTGAATTGCATCTAATTCGATTATAGATTTTCTGACCATTTCGGAATCAAAAAATCTACTCATAATACTATCTCCTTAAGAATCTGCTTACACTTAGACTCATCAATATTTAGGAATGGTTTATATTTTTTAATTTTTAAACTAACGGTTTCCCACACTGGATCTATAAGTTTTTTGTCAAACTTTGAAGAGTAATTCAATATAGTATCAAGTATAACTAATGTTTCCAATGACAATGCTTTCTGCAAATACTTTTTAAGTAATTCTGGGTGCTGTCCATCCTTACAGTCAAAAAGATTGTCAAAGTTATCTTTTCTTATAAAAACCTCAGACTCTGTTTTAAACAAATAAGTTAAACTTTGAATTTTTTTCATCCAGTCTTTATATACTGATTCTCCACCTCTAATAATTTCACCAATCCATAAGGTTTGAGAATCATCGCATTCAATAAAATTAGCAACAAAATATGCCTTAATTTCTTCTTCTGTTTTTTGACGGGACATTCTTTCAAAAAAGTATCTATCCTTCCTTTTATGAAAAGAGTCTAGAGATGCTCTAGACTTTCCACAATATTTAAAATAATCATAATTATCTTTTGTAAAATGATTTTTTAACGCAAGATAAGTTTTATAAACATCAAAAGGAGTCACAATCAAATATTAAGTGTAGCACGACTTGTTTTCTTTAAGAAATTTAATTTTGTTGCATCATACTTAAGTTTTTCCTTCAGAGGTTTAGAAATCAATTTAGAAACAGTTTCAATCTCGATGCTATGTTCTTCACAATAAGTGACAATTGCATCAATATAATTAATTTTAGATACTTTAACTATTTGTTCAATGTCCTGAGAAAATTTCTGGGGGCATAAAAACTTTTCCTTAATCTTTTCCCTTAAGTTATCTTCCATAGGAATTGGTTCGATCTTCAACAAACTTTCTAATATATTTTGAGAGTAATTTAATGTATTTTGATTTGTCATATTCTTCATAAACAACGCATTCTCCATTTTCACAAGCCATTAAAATAACTAATTTTTTAGTTACTATTCCAGTCATTTCGTATAACATACAGGCATAAGCAACAGCCTGTACAAAATAATGTTCAATCCATTCTTTGGGTTTTGGTTTCTTAGATGTTTTGAAGTCTATAATTGCTAGTTCACCATTATATTCTGCTATACAGTCAACAGTCCCAGCAATTCCAAGCACTTTACTATAAAGAGATTTCTCTAGTGCGTGAATATTATTTATCTTATTCAATTCTGGTTTAGCAATTTTAAATAAGAAATCTGACAATGGTTGAACTTTAGGTAGATCTTCATTTTTTAAATGATGTTCTACCAAAGTATGCATATCAGTACCACGACTGGTTGCTTGTTTTGTAATTTTATCTGCTTCTTTATCTCCTACCTTTTTTCTCCAATCCTCAAAGATTTTTTTATTGAAATGACTGGTTACTGAGGTAATAGAAACTAACCGATGGAGATTTGTTTCTCCAGGTACTTTATAAAATCTAATCCCATCAATTGTTTCCCTTTCTAATGCTGGTAAATTCAATTCAACATGATTAAAATTAGTTTCAGACATTCAGACCAGATTCAATTTTTGCAATTAGATATTCTTTAACAAGTCCAGAACGAACAATATCTTCAATACCAAATTCAATTATATCAAAGGATGGCATTTTTCTCAAGATATTCATAAAATCACTAATACCATTTCTTTCGTTGGTTTTAGTTAAATCACTTTGAGTTGCATCACCACAAAAAATAATCTTTGAATTTTCTCCAACACGAGTGATGATAGAATCCAATTCGTGAAAATTCATATTTTGAAATTCATCAACAATAATAATTGAATTATCTAACGTAGTTCCACGAACAAAAGAT